GCCCAAGGAATCAGCCACATCCTCGACATCAGCCAAGGCGGCACCGAAGGCGACACCGCGCACAGTTCCTTCATCGGCGGAACCCAAGAGCACTGGCACGTGGACTGCCTCTCATGCGCCAAGCCTATGCCGTTGCGCTTCCACATCGTGCGCAAGGACAAGACCCGCGCCGGCGTGGTCTGGAACAAGGAAGCCAAGCGCGACGACGGCACCTATGACATCGGCTTGGCCGCCTCAACCGCGCGCTTCGTCTGCGTTCACTGCGGCCACGAGCACGCCGACACCGAGCGCACCCGCGCGCTCTGGCGTGGTTCAGGCCGCTACATCACCACGACCGAAGGCCGGCGCCGGCGCTCTTTCACCTATGAGTCCATTGTGACACATAGCCTCGAAACCCTCGTGACGAAATACTGCTTGGCTGAGAATGACTTCGCGAGACTTGGAGATGAAAACGCACGCATCAACTTTCGCCAAAAGCAGGAAGGCCGATTCTGGGTGGTGGAGAAAAACATCATCGAAATGTCAGACCGCAAGAAGAGCGGCTACCTGACCACGACCTATCAGACGGAGAAGGTTCCCAATGAGGTCGCGCGCATCATGGTTTGCGACAGGCAGCAGGCTGGCTGGTGGGTGGAGATCGGAGCATGGACACCCGAGCCTGCTTATCGGCAGCTCTACTTTGGCAAGGTCGAGACGCGCGAGATGTTGCGCGAGTTGCAGCGCATATATCGGGTGGATGACTGGTCGGTCGGACAAGATCGCGGTTACATGCCGTCTGAGGTAGATCGTGACTCGGTCGCCTTTGGGTGGAGTGGCATTCAAGGCGCGAAGACCAAAGGCAAGCGATGGCCAATGCGCGACCACCAAGGCCAGATCATAAACGTGCCCATCTCAGACACCTACGTGGCCGCAGTCGGCAACGGCCACACGGCACCTTACATCGAGTTCGACGGTGAGTGGGCAAAGGACATGCTTTCCAACGCTCTCGCTGGCCGCGGCTTTCCCTACCTTTTGCCCGACGATTTCAACCCGCTCTGGCCCGATCAGGTGGCGAGCGAAGAAAAGCGCGAGGTCAGGCCTGGCGTTTGGCACTGGTGCGAGGTGAAGCAGAACAACAACCACGCACTTGACTGCGCAGGAATGATGATCGCCGCGGCCATGGCGCGCGGAGTTTTACGCTTCGACCCAAGCGGCTGACGATTTTGCTCCGTCTTGTAATAGCCAAGAGATCACCGCCGCCTCGGTCGGTCTCGACGCTCCTCTAGCCAAGGTTCATGCACTCTGGCGCGCAGCCGGAGCAACCGAGGCACTGCGCATCTTTTACGCTTCGCGCTTTTGTTATGGGCGCAAAAGCCACCTTTTTCTCAGTGCTGCAAGGCCGCGTTGATCGCGAGGCCGGCATCGTGCATGGCGTGGCCGTGATCACCGAAGGCCCGGCACTTGGCCATGGAATGTTCGTCGATACGACCACGCTGGCACAGGTGATGGAACAGGCCAAGACCTACATCGGCGGCCTCAAGGTGAAGCTCGACCACAACGCCAGCGCCTCCGAGATCGTTGGCTATCTGACCGGCTTTCGTGTCGAGGGCACGACAGTGCGCGCCGATCTCCACCTCCTGCGTTCGTCACCCCGACGCGAATATATTCTTGAACTTGCAGAGACCATTCCCGACACGTTTGGCCTCTCCATCGCTTTCAGCGGCACCGACGAAAAGATCGGTGAAAACTGGTTCGCTCGCTGCACCGAGATCTACTCGGCAGACATCGTGAGCGAACCCGCCGCCAATCCTTCCGGCCTATTTCAGGTCGGCGAAATAACCCAACCCACCTCTTCCGACATGACTCCCGAAGAAATCCAGGCAGTGATTGCTGCCGCCCTCGCTCCATTGATCGAGAAAATCGCGGCCATCGAAGCCGCTATCGTGGTCGATACGACCGCTGACTCAACTGTGATGGCTCCTGATATGACTCAAATGACTGCGGCCCAAAAGTCGCAGATTCAATGCGCCGCCAAAGAAGCTGCCCTCTCCGTGCTGCGCGAGTTCAACGCCGCCCTCCCTGCTCCCGTCAAGTTCTCCGCTCCTGCGGTCGAGCCCAAAGCCGAGAGCTTCGAGAGCATCGTTCGCGGCCTCAAGGCCGCTGGCACCAAGCACAACGACGCCGTGCGTAAGACTCAGGTCGAGAAGCCCGAGCTCTACGCCACCTATCTTTCCCGCGCCCAAAAGGGCGAGGTGATCTTGTTCTAACCCTCACACTCAACTCCCATGTCCACGCTCTACTCCGGCAACGGCACGTTCCTCGCGAACACTGTCGTCACTGCCTTCCGCGCCGTGGTGCTCTCCAGCAATGGCGGCATCACCCTCAACTCTGGCTCCACCAAGCCAGACGGTTTCGCCCTGACTGACGCCGCCTCTGGCGACTACGTCTCGGTCAAGTTCTTCCACAACCCCGGCACCCAGAAGGGCGCGCTCTTCGCTGCTCCGATCACCATCGGCGACACGGTTTATGCGGCCAACGCTGGCAACGTCTCGCCCACCGGCACCGTTGTCGTCGGCAAGTCTCTGACCACCTCCGCCGTCACTGGCGCGGTGATCGAGTTCATCCCTAACACCCTCTAATAACTACCCGCCATGTATTCAAACAGCAACGCCATCTACCGCGCCGAATTGGCCGGTTATGTTTTCGAGACCGAGGGTTGGGAAAAAGGCCTCATCGCCGGCCTCGCCATGCCCATCGTGGATGTCTCCCTCCCTGAGGGTCAGTATCCCAAGTTCCAGAAACAGCAGGCCCAGATCCTCAAGAACGACGTCAAGGTTCGCGCGCCCTACTCCGGTTTCGCCCGCGGAACCTCGTCCTTCGTTCAAGACACCTACGCCTGCTTGGAGTATGGTTACGAGCAAGCCGTTGACGACACCATCCGCCTGAAGAACTCCATATTCTTCGACGCCGAGGTTGTCGCCACCAAGATCGCCCGTCGCAAGCTCCTCCTTGCCTACGAAGTCCGCGCCGCCGCTCAGCTCTTCAACACGAGCAACTTCACTAGCACCAACTCCGGAACCGCTTACACCACCGCGAACATCGCCACCTTCGACGTCGGCCTCGACGTGGATGATGCGAAGGATCGCCTGGTCGCCAAGGGAGAGATGGCCAACACCGTCGTGGTTCCCTATCAGGTTGCCACCCGCCTCCGCGCGTCCACCAAGTTCCAGCAGCGCGCCCGTGGCGCTGGCGTCTCCTCCGACGCGATCCTGAACCTGGATGCGAACGCGATGGCTGACGTATTCGGTGTTGATCGCGTGCTCATCGGTCGCGCTGCCTATGACGGCGCCGGCGAAGGTCTGGCCTTCAGCTCCTCGCTCATCTGGAGCAACTCCTACATCTGGGTCGGTAACGTCGGCACTTCCATCCTCGATGGCGGCGCTGCCTACACCCTGAACTGGAGCCAATACGGCACCGCTCTGAACGTCGAGACCTACCGCGACGAACCCATCAAGAGCGACATCGTTCGCGCCGCCCACAGCACCGCCGAGAAGGTGGTCAACGGTGCCGCCGGCGAGCTCATCGGCACTCAGTATGCCTAAGCCCTGACGGCTTACTTGGCCCACCTCTTCACTTGGGTGGGCCTTTTTATGATGCATGATTACTCTCAAAGCGAAGAACAGGCCATTATCCTAGCCAACTGTGGAGCCGTTGGCACGTTCTTGGACATCGGTGCCAACGATGGCGTGACGTTCTCGAATACCCGTGCGCTAGTGGAGCTCGGCTGGTCTGGCATCTATGTGGAGCCGGGTGAGGCAGCCGCGAAAAAGCTGAAAGAGAATCTGCCCGGTGCCTACGTTTTTCAGGTAGCGATATCCGACCAAGACGGGGAGGCGGAGTTTCACGAATCCGACGAGGCGAGTCAGCACATGCTTTCGTCGCTCATCAATGCGGAGACTCACCGCTGGAGTTCGTTCAAGTTCGCCACTCGCACCGTTAAAACTATCACCGTTAAAACCCTGCTAGAACGTGCACTTATTCATGGCATCGACTTTCTCAGCATCGACGCCGAAGGAGCCGACCTCATGATCTTCCGTCAGTTTGATTTGTCCGGTCTTGGCATTCGGTTGGTTTGCGTCGAGCACAACGGCAAGAACATGACCGACTTTGACGCTCATGCTCACAGCCACGGCATGAAGCGGATTTTTTCCAATGAGACTAATGTTATCTACGCCCTCCAATGAGTGACTTCGACCCAACCCAGCTCAACACCGATCTCGCCGCTATTTGCGCAACCACCATGGGCGGAGAATCCTTCGTCACCGGTGGCGTGACCTACTCTGGGATCTTCAGCCAGAACGACCAAACATTCGAGTTTCAGCTAGTCGGAAACAACCCGGGCACCAAGATGACGCTTGTCGTGAATCGCGGAGCCTACACGCCCACGATCAATGCCGTGCTTTATCGGCCCTTCGATGCGGTCACCTATCGCATCACCGATTTTAAACCTGACCTCCAGGCTTTCGAGATAACGCTCAATAGCGTCAAGGCGTGAACCTGACTATCAAGTTCGACGACTTAAAGTTTCGCGCTGCGTTGCAGGATGCGGTCGTGCAACTCAAGGCCAACGGCCCCGAGCTGGTTAAGGAAGAGGCGCGGCTTTTCATCGCCGAATACATGAAACGCACGCCGCCCTTCGCTAAGGGAAACTACGGAAAAACTGTTGGCTCAAAAGAAGATTACGAAGCTGGAAAAAATACGATCACCGGAGACTTGGCACAGGTGGCTGGCCACGGTGAGCGTGGCTATCTTCAGTTCATCGTCGATACCTTTGGGACAACCCAGATTCGCCAGCAACTCTTCAAGAAGGGAACCAAAAAGCCTTACCTAATCGACTGGGACGCAGTGGCCTTCAATATCGGCGAGCTCGCGAGACATCACCGCTCCAAGATGAACGCCCGCGGACGCCCACCGAACCGGCAGAAGGGTGCCGGAGGCCAAGGCATGGGTGACAAATCTATTGGCCGCTGGGTGGCCAAGGAGAAGGTGATCGTGCCTAATGATATTTACTTTGGTTATTTGAAGCAGCTCTACGATGCTATCGGAGCAGCGAAGGCTACATTTAATGCAGCCGCCTTTGCGCTCGGCATGAAGCGAATCCCGCCTTGGGTTCGCCGGCATGGCAACTTTGGTTCCTATAACGAAAGCGGTGAACCAGCCAAGTTCACGGTAACGATGGGCGGCCAATCGCAAATCCCGGGCGCGCAACGCGCAGTGGATGAAGCCCTCGCGATCCGCGCCAAGAAGTTCGTCGCAGAACTTAACCGCCTCATGAAAGCCTTCGCCGCGACTGGCAAGATTCCTACTCGCCGTAAATCCTTCAACACCTAGCCATGCCAACCATCCAGCCCACTCAATACCACCTGAC